AGAACCTCTCATGAGGGTCTCGCCTTCTTGACCAAAAGCCTCCCAAAGTTGGGTAGGGCTCTTGATTCAGGTTTGGTGAGTTTCAGGTTCAATCTTCCTTCTGGATTCGCATCCGTTAGGAAAACAAGTATACCCGCTTTTATGCAGGGATACTTTAACCTGGTCTTCAATGAAGACGGCATTCTCCGAGACGTAGTCCCTCCTGAGGTAATTAAACACCTCAGACAGGTTCTCTACTTTGCGTACAAGCTTGACATTCCCTATTCTGAGTCGGAAAATTCTCGAGTAATCGAGAAATTTATCAAGACAGATCAGGAACTTGAGCTCTTGGATGACCCCCTTGCCCTTGCTATTCAACAAGTGGCAAAGGTCATTACAAGGAAAATCTTTCATGGTTTTAACCCGAAAGAAATTCATCCGCAACACGGTCCCGGAGCAGTGGCTACCGGAGAGTCTCTTGAAGGCAAATGGCATTTTGCCAGGTACCCATCGAGATTCTACGGCACATTCCCCCTCGCCAGATATTTTATGGTTGGGGGTTACCGAACTGACGAAGACTTTCGGTTCGAAGACGACCAAACTCAATTCAGAAGCCCTGATTTTGGGCCTGGACAGAGTAAAGTCGTACTTGTCCCGAAAGATTCTCGCGGTCCACGTCTTATTTCCTGCGAACCTTTGGAAAACCAATGGCTTCAGCAAGGCCTGGGACGAAAGTTGGGCAACTTTTTGGAATCTCACTCTAGAGATACGAAAGGTCACATCAACTTTACGCATCAAGACATTAATCGTAACATCGCTCAGAGTAGCTCTGCTACTCAGTTCTTTGCTACAATGGATCTCAGCGATGCGTCGGACAGAGTCTCACTTGAATTGGTTCGAAGAATCTTTAAAGATTCTCCGGATCTTCTCCAAGTACTAGAGACTTTACGCGTTGGGGAAACTAAACTCCCAGATGGGAGAGTGATTACTCTTAAGAAGTATGCAACAATGGGATCAGCGTTATGCTTTCCCGTTGAAGCTTATGTCTTTTGGGTACTTCTTGTTTCCTCTTTGTCAATTCACTGTAAAATGCCACTGGAATCAGTGGAGAAGCTCGTCTATGTCTATGGTGACGATATTATCGTACCCACAGAATACTACGAGCAATGCACGCAAGCTCTTGAACTTAATGGCCTAGTGGTCAATAGGTCCAAGTCTTGTGCCTCGGGATACTTTCGAGAGAGTTGTGGCATGGAAGCTTTTCAAGGCTTCGACGTCACCCCTCTTCGCTTGAGTAAACCTTGGACAAACCGCAAGACGGACGGTACTGCTTATACATCATATATATCTCTTGCGAACAAGTTGTCGCAGATTGGATACAATGATGCTAGCCAATTTATTTGGGAGAATTTGGAGCGTGTCCATTGGAAAATTCCTTATGGAACCGCTTTATCTTCGTTCCCGTGTAAAGAGGTCGTATCGTCTATTCAAGCAATCGTTTTAAATAAGCGATTGTTTCGTAGACGTACGAACAGTGATTACCAACGAGTCGAGTTTTACGTCCCTCGCCTTTCTTCGAGGAAGGTTAAGAGTAAACTCGACGGTTGGCCTCGATTACTACGAAACTTAGTTTCGCCCGCAACCGAGGACCCGTCTGTGGTCGTTGTTCCACGCTCGATCCGAATAAAGCGTGGG